GTGGAATACCATCCACAAAGTGATCCCGTTTAGCGGCTGCCATTGTCTCCGGCGGCAATACCGCACCGTAGGCAGCCAAAATAGAATTGACAAACTTGCGTTTGTCCGTCAGGCGATCGGACAGCAGCGCATTGCGGGCGTCTATCAGGTTGGCCACCTGTTCAAAGTCGCCTTGTCTCTCCTCGTTGTTCTCATAACACACCACCGGCACCTCATCAAAGAAGTGTGGCACCGGCGTACCCACCGGGTTGTACACATAGTTTTCTTTATCCAGCGATGTACTTTCGTACTGCTGGTATTGGGTGGCAGTATAGACCGTTACCGCATAGTACCGGCTGCGATCTGTGCGCTCCCGCTGCTCAAACCACAGCGCAAACAGGTCCTTGTGCTCCACAGTATCATCTTGCACCAGCACAATCTGATCCGGCGCATACACGGCGGATCGTGGGCGTGGCTGCTCCTCTGTGCTGGCATATAGCAGCTCACAGCTTTCACCGTATATACCTATGGCCTTTCCGTTTCGTTGATCCACGGTAGCAATATTCTGACTGTGATAGGCCGCCATGACGGCAGAAATGTCAATCTTCTTTCCACACAGATCGCAAAGGCCGTCTTTGTCCTCATCCACAGCGTTGTGACGGACAAGGTTGCCGTTTTGCCGGTCCAGCTTGGCCTCAACCGTAGACACCAGGGAAAGCTGCGCCTGGCTGTCTTTCTTGTCCCGGTCGTTGCAATCGTACTTGACCGGCTCGCTTAGGAAGTAACCGCGAATAATGTCCACAATATACTTGGCGTAGTTGGCCTCGGCCCGCACATCGTCCTCTTTATCTCCACGGTGAAGCTGCGGAACGCCGATATACCGTCCATATAGGGTCCGGCACCGTCTTTCATATTCGTTCGCTCGACCGATCACATAATCGATCACCGCAGAGGGCAGCTCGCCCCGGTCCAGGTTCGGCACATCCCGCCGGTTCATGTAAAGTATCATCTTATGTCCTCCTTGTTACGATCCGCCCCAGCGCCGTGCTTACAAAGTAACGCATAGCGTCCATAGCGTGGTCGTCCTGTTTGACCGGTTCGTCCCGGCCCGCCTGAGCCGCTTTGTCATACCAACGGTAGGCGTAAAATTCTGCAATGGTACGGGTGCAGTCCTTACTGAACAGCAGATCTGCCCGCTGCAATAGCGTACATACGGTACGGATTCCATCCAGCACCGCGTTATCCGCCTTTAATACCTTGAGCCCCCGCCTTTGCAGTTCTGTAATGAAAGAAGCCGCCGAAGGGTCAACCACTACGCAGGTATACGGCGTATCGCCGATAAAGGCCATCATCTCGTCCGCATACTCTGCGTCCGTTCTTTGTTTATGGTTCTCTCGCCCGGAATAGTAATATTCCTTGGTGCACAGCCACTTGCCGTGATATTTGCGCCACATCAAGAACACGGTGGGGTTCAAGGTGCCGTAGTCCACACTGATATAGGCAGAACCTTGTAGCTCACTCTCCGGCGGCAGCGGAATACAGTGGCGGCTTTCATCAAACATATCGTAGATCAGGCCCTCTGCCACTTTCCATTCGCCCAGAATGTACCGGGCATAAAAAACGCCCGCATACATCGTTCTGTACCGGGCTTTGACCTCCTCTGTTAAGGACAAATTGTCGTCCATCGTAAAGTGGAGGTAGAGTATTCGCTTTTCTTGCCGCTTCTCCGGCAGGATCCATTCTTCATAAAACCAGTGGTGTGGGTTATCCGGGTTGCAGTTGAACCAGAATTTTGCACCACTGACAGAGCACCGGGCGGTGGCCTGCTGCACAAAGGACTGGGGCATTAAAGCCACCTCGTCAAAGAACACACCGGCCAGGGTCATACCCTGGATCAGATCCTGGC